TGCGCTTCCACGGGCACGCGATACCGCACACGCCGGCAGAGCTGATCGCCGCCGGCGACAGTGCCGATCAACTGCCAGCGAAGGCTATCTACTGGCAGGGGAACGAGTACAGCGCCTGGCCCATGCTGATCGACGGCATCGAGGCGAACGGCGACGGCACAGCGGTTCGGCCTACGCTGTCGGTCGGCAACGTTAACGGACGCATCACCGCGCTCTGTCTGGCATTCGAGGATCTGCTCGAGTTCAAGCTGACAATGCGGCACACGCTCGGTAGTTACCTCGACGCTGCCAACTTTCCGTCAGGCAACCCGACGGCAGATCCGACCCAAGAGACGATCGAAGTCTGGTACATCGACCAGAAAACGAACGAAGACGGGGAGACGGTCAGCTGGGAGTTGGCCAGCCCGGGCGACGTCGGCAATGAATCAATCGGCCGGCAGGCGACAACGCTCTGCCACTGGTGCCTCACCGGAGGCTACCGTGGACCGAACTGCGGCTACACCGGTCCATACGTCACGAAAGACGGCGTAGTGACCGATAACCCGGAACTGGACGAATGCGACGCCACGCTGGGTAAAGGCTGCATTCCGCGCTTCGGAGAAGGCAACCCGCTGCCTTTTGGTGGCTTCCCCGCTGCATCCCTGATCGCACGGAGCTGACATGCGAAAGCACATCTTGAACGCGATCCAGGCGCACGCGGAAGCCGAGTACCCGAAAGAGTGCTGCGGGCTACTGCTGGCGATCGGGCGCAAGCAACAATACTTCCCCTGCGTCAATGTCTCGACCGAGCCGAACGAAGAGTTCCGGATCGACCCCGAGCAATACGCGGCGGCCGAAGACGTGGGCGAGGTGATCGGCGTGGTTCATTCACATCCGGACGCGACCAGCCGACCTTCAACGCGCGACCTCGCCATGTGCGAAGCGACGGCCATGCCGTGGCACATCCTGAGCTGGCCGGAAGGGGATCTGCGGACCATTGTTCCGACTGGTGATGTGCCGCTTCTGAAACGCCCATTTGTGCACGGCGCCTGGGACTGCTGGCAGGTCTGTGCCGACTGGTACAAACGCGAATGGGGGCTGGAGTTCGAAGCCTTCAAGCGTGCCGATGGCTGGTGGGAAAGCAAAGACCACACCAGCCTGTACGAAGCGAACTACGAGGCTGCTGGCTTCTACCGCGTCGACCAGCCGCAGCGCGGCGACATGATCGTGATGGAAGTGGGTCGCACCGTTTACCCGAACCACGCTGGGATCTTCCTTGGCGCTGATCCTGCGCTGCCAAGCGAGGATGCTGCGACGTTCGGTCCCGGACCGTTTCTGCTGCACCACCTGTACGGCAGGCCGTCAGAGGTCATAGTCTTCGGCGGGCCTTGGCTCGACCGCACGCGCTTGGTATTGCGTCATCGCGCCGCTCAAGTGAGTTCGCCAAGTGCGTAAATTGAGTACCCGCTGCTGGTTAAATGATTGACCTGAACTGATCCACCGATGTAGACCCGGTTTGCCGATTTTCGGCTCTCCTGAAGCGCCTGTGCACGCATGATTTCGACGGCGCAATCTGGGAACGAATTGAGGTCAATGCCAGCAGCGTCGACGAGCTGCGGTTTCATTCCCAGCCCATAAGCTAACCACTCGGACTTGAAGTTCGATCCCGACCGGTAACCATAGCCATGAATTTTTCCAGTCTTGCCGGAAAACCCGAAGTGATAAATCGTTGCTGTCTGCTCATGCATAGCGGGGAACTGAGCATTCAGTTCGCGCCAGAGGGATTGAAGCGACTCGGTAGCATGAAGATTGACCGCATCTACATCGAGGGCAAAACCTTGTTCATTCACCAAGCCGACCCAACGGTTGAAGAGAGCAGCCGAACCTGTCCCGGCAACAATCATCTTGAGATGAGGAATAGCCAAGGCTTTGCTCGAATACCCGGGAGCGTGCCCGTCGGGATAATGTAAAAGCGTGTCTGTTGCGACGATTGCTTCTTTCGCGTCCGTATAAAATAGCAATGACGACATGTTGCCTCCTTGCAGCTGGATTTGGATCAGAAGCTACTACTCAGATCGGCTCGACGTGACTGGGGATTCGCACAGGCGGAAAAAGCCCGGGCGGGCCGGGTTTTGTGCATTATTCTTCGATAGAGATCGCGTTAAACGCGAACTGCACTCGGTATTGCACGAGAGAGAGATCTGGAATCGCCTCGGTGGCATACCGAACGGCATCGGGAAACTCGCTCGCGATCAGCATTCCACGAGGTCTCTCACCATCTTGCCGAGCATACCAACCAAGGTAGCGGGCGATCTGACCCACTGCAGAGTCTTTTGCTTGGCCAACCTTCAGTTCAATGACGACGCGGCGTCCCGTTGCGTCCTCTGCAAGGATGTCAACCCTGCCTACCTCGATGTTGACCTGACGATTGACGAAACGAAGACCCTTCTCGATCGAGTCGAGGTTACGCACCAGATGGGTTTCGACGTCCCGCTCCAAGGTGATTGACGTCTCGACGAGCTCTTCGATGTTGGCTGCGTCCTCGACCTCGTATTCATCTGGCTGGCCATCCAGTGATGGGCCCCAGGTATTCACCCCATGAACCTGGGGGTCGTACCGATAGAAGCGCCCGTCCTCGTCACGGTAGAGGAAGCGATCAGCCCACTTGTGGTGAATATAGGCTTTGGGATTGTTGACTGTGCAGGCATAGAGGTGAGCCGAGAGTGTCCCTGGGGTCCATTGGCTTGTGTAGTTGGTGTCGATGTGATCTTTGATCTGCTTCCTTGTTAAACCGCCCGTTGCTTGCTCAACGAAGCTGCGAAGGGCTCCTGCCATCGTGGTCATGCAATGCTCCTGGGTCTTCAATCCGCGCCGAAATTGACGCAATCCCAGTCCTTGGGCTTGCAGGCAAAGGACTGGGGAATCCTTTTTCAATCGTATTCGTCGCGCTCAATCGTCAGTACCGGCCCACCAGTATGGCCTCGCATAAAGAATTTAAAAATTACAATGTGAGTGCCTGAGGTATCGAAATAGCTGATTCTCCCTTGCCATGGATCTTTCCCCGAAAGGCTGTATGAAGCTGATTTTCCGGGGAACTTGCTTTCTATAGCTTCCTCGAGAGCTCGTTTCTCGTCTGAGGGCATTTGAAACTGTCTGCTCAAAATAAACTTCCTGTCTTGGAGGGGGGTGGCTGAAAGCTACTATTAAATCCTCCCCGCCATCTAGTGTCGTTTCATCCACGCTGGATGCCTATACAGAACAAATATTGTTTTCTCTAACCCTTGAAATTTACGGTAAAGCCACAATATCGGTGTGGTCGTTAATTTGGCGTGAGGAAGTCATGAGTACTGAATTCAATAAAGGGTACAGCAGGGGCTTTGAAGATGGTGAAGCTGGTAAGGAAATTGACGCTTACGGACTGAGTCCTCACTCTGATCAATACCGAGTTGGGTACGTACTGGGATTCGGTGAATCAGCATACGTTGGAGTGCCGCCTGATTATCGCTACAACCTCATTGGTGGGATGGCTTCTAAGTCCGGCGTATCCCTCAATCTCTTTGATCGCCATCACGATCTAGGTGATGAGGATTGGGAAGATTTCAAGAAAGGTTACGTCGGTGACGAGAATGAAGAAATCTTCGATGATGAAGATGAATTCATCGATTGACGATTCTTCAGCACAAAGATGAGCCCGGCCCAGCGCCGGGCTTTTCATTTCCGCCTGCGCCAGTGATATCTTTCACCATTTCTCACAGGAGTGACCTGCATGAAATTGATCGTAGGAGCGCTGTCGGTAGCGCTGTTGGCGGGGTGTGCGACGTCGCCGACGCCTTCCAATGAAGCCAAGCAGGCGCCGGCCAGTCAGTTGTCGGCCTACCAGTCCAAGCCTTCAGGGGCATACGGGACACTGCAAGTGATCCGCGACTCTGGGCAGACCGGAAGCCTTTGTTCAATGGCCGTTTTTATCGATGGCAAGCAAGCCGCCAAGCTCGACCCGGGTCAGAAGGCATCTTTCTATCTGCCGCCCGATTCGGTTTCAATTGGCGCCGCTTACACCGGCTCTGGCATCTGCTCCATGGGTGAAGCCCGAGTGGAGCGGGAAGCGATCGTGAAAGACGGCGCGGTTAAGAAATACCGAGTTTTCACCGGAGGCGATGGGCAGATCGACATACTGCCCACGACTCTCTGAACAGGCCGCCTCCGGGCGGTTTTTTATTGCCTGGAGAATGGCATGTGCTCAGCAATTACCTACACGCCAATGACGAAAGTGATGCTGTCCGGTTCGCTCGCGAATAAGTTCTTTCGAAGCAAGCAATTCCGGCTCGACGGCGGATCGGCCGTGGAGGTGTTCCGTGCGCTCAATGCGACCATTGATGGTTTCGCCGATGAGATTAAACGACTGGAGCGCCTTGGGCTGAAGTTTGCGATCTTCCGGAATCGCGCAAACATCGGAATGGACGGATTCGATCTCGGCGGTACGCGTGAAATTCGCATTGTTCCGGTGATTTCCGGGAGCAAGCGCGCCGGCGGACTGCAGACCATCATCGGCACAGTGATGATCGCCGCAGCCTATGTACTGTCATTCACTCCGTTTGCAGCCGCATCGCCGTTTTTGTATGCGGCCGGCGCGTCTATGGCGATCGGCGGCGTCATCCAAATGCTCAGCCCGCAGGCGTCAGGCCTGAAGCAAAGCGCATCCCCCGAGAACTCCCCGTCCTATGCCTTCGGCAGCGCCAAGAACACCACGGCCAGCGGCAACCCGGTACCGATCTGCATCGGCGAGCGCCGCTGGGGTGGAATGATCATCTCAGCCTCCATCCTGGCTGAGGACAAAGTGTAAAAAGTTTATGACTGAGGGGAGGCGGAAGGGCGCGGTTGCTTCTTAAAGTTTGAGGTCCGAATGTACCTGGCAAGCATCCATAATCCGCTACCAACTGCGGCAAACACTAGAGCGAAAATCAATTCGGCCAATCCCTGACCAATCTGTTGGGGCGTTACATATCTGGAGAGCATTTTTACCGAAGAGGTGATGATTGTGTATGCAGTGAAAATCCACAACACGGCTGAAATTGCGTACACCGGAAGCGAAAGGATTGTTCGTAGCCAAGTTGGAGCTTTTTTCATCAGCACTTATTTCCTTGATGACTGAGTCGAGCGCCTCATCGTAGGAGGGCTCAGCATGCGAATTCTATCATCACGACTTTTATAGAAATGCCATTAGGCCGCCCAAGAGGCGGTTTTTTAATGCCTGGAGGAAAGCATGGGCGCAGCAGCACAGATCGATATCCGTGGCGAGAAGGGCGGCAACAGCAAGCCAAAGTCGCCGACCGAAGCTAGCGACAGCCTGCGCTCGACCAACCTGGCTAAGCTGCTGATCGCCGTGGGCGAGGGTGAGTTCGACAGCGTCCCGACCGATTACGATATCTACCTGGACAACACACCGATCCGCGATACCAGCGGCAACTACAACTTCCCGAACGTGAAGTGGGACTGGCGCCCGGGATCGGTGGATCAGACTTACATCCCGGGCATTCCATCCGTGGAGAACGAGACGTCACTGAACATTGAGCTGCGCAGCGATTCGCCGTGGGTGCGCTCGATCACCAACACCCAGCTTTCCGCCGTGCGCATGCGGTTGGCCTGGCCAGCGCTCCAGCGATCTGATGATCAAGGCAACGTCGGCGGCTACCGCATCGAGTACGCGATCGACGTGGCCACCGATGGCGGCTCCTATCAGCAGGTGCTGGTGGACGCTGTCGACGGCAAAACCACCACGCGCTACGAGCGCTCGCGCCGAATCGATTTGCCGGAAGCAACAACTGGCTGGCAGATCCGCGTGCGCCGCCTGACGCCGAACCAGAACACCAACAAGATCGCCGACACCATGCTGGTGGCCGGTTACACCGAAGTAATCGACGCCAAGCTGCGCTACCCAAACACCGCGCTGCTTTACATCGAGTTCGACGCCGAGCAGTTCACCAACATCCCGGCGGTGACCGTGAAGTGCAAGGCGCGGCGCTGGATGGTGCCGAGCAACTACGACCCGATCCAGCGAACCTATACCGGCACGTGGGATGGCTCGATGAAGTCCGCCTGGACCAATAACCCGGCGTGGATCACCTACGGCATTTGCACCGAAGACCGCTTCGGCCTCGGCAAGCGCATCAAGCCGTTCATGGTCGACAAGTGGGAGCTGTACCGCATCGCTCAGTATTGCGATCAACTTGTGCCGAATGGCCTCGGTGGCCAAGAGCCGCGCTTCCTCTGCGACATGAACCTGCAGGGCAAGGCCGACGCCTGGTCGCTGCTGCGCGACATCTCGGCGATTTACCGGGGTATGACGTATTGGGCGCAGGGCCAACTGGTGATGCAGGCCGACATGCCGCGCGCGCAGGACTTCGACTATGTATTCACTCGGGCGAACGTCATCGACGGCAAGATCTCGTATGGCAGCGCATCGGCGAAGACTCGTTACACCCGGGCGCTGGTCAGCTACGACAATCCGGCGAACAACTACGACACCGACGTCATTCCGTTCGCCGACCTGGATCTGCAGCGCCGCTACGGCGACCGTGCGACCGAGCTGAGCGCCATTGGCTGCACCCGCGCATCCGAGGCCCAGCGCCGTGGCAAGTGGGCGATTCTCAGCAACAACCAAGACAGGACTGTGTCGTTCAAGACCGGCATGGAGGGCGTGATTCCGCTGCCGGGTCACATCATCCCTGTGGCTGACTCGTTGCTGGCGGGCCGTGAAGTCGGCGGCCGGATCTCGGCGGTGGCGGGGCGCGTGATTACACTGGATCGCGACACACAGGCCAAGGCCGGCGATAGACTGATCATCAACCTGCCGGGCGGCCGCGCTGAAGGCCGCACCGTGCAGAGCGTCAACGGCCGTGCCGTGACCGTCACGGTTCCCTACAGCGAACCGCCGGTGGCGCAGTTGCAATGGGCGCTGGATGCCGATGATCTGGCCATTCCGCTGTACCGCGTGCTGCGCACCAAGCGCACCACCGAAGGTGACTACGAAATCAGCGCGCTCCAGTTCGAGCCGAGCAAGTTCGCATTCATCGACACCGGCGCACGGCTGGAAGAGCGCCCGATCAGCGTGATTCCGATCACGGTGGTTCCGCCGCCGGCCAACGTCACACTTACCGCTAGTTCTGTCGTTTCTCAAGGCCTGTCGGTCGCAACAATGACTATCAGCTGGCCCGCCGTGGATGGCGCGGTCGGCTATGACGTGGAATGGCGCAAGGACAGCGGGAACTGGATCAAGCTGCAACGCACCGGCATGACCAACGTGGACGTGGTCGGCATCTACGCTGGCGCCTATGTGGCGCGGGTTCGTGCCGTGAGTGCGTTCGATATCTCGTCGATTTGGCGTAATTCGATCCTGACCAACCTCAAGGGGAAGGAAGGATTACCACCTGCTGTGTCGTATCTCACACCGACCAGTCTTGTGTACGGCATCCGGATGGCGTGGGGCTTCCCACCTGGCGCAGAGGACACCCAGCGCACAGAGATTTGGTACAGCAAGACGACTTCTCGGGATGACGCGATCAAGCTCGGTGACTTTGCCTATCCGCAGGCATCGCACGAACTGCAAAACATTCTGGCGGGAGCGAGCTTCTTCTTCTGGGCGCGCCTAGTGGATCGAACTGGCAATGTCGGGCCATGGTATCCGGAGGGTGTTGGCGTCAATGGCCAGGCCAGCTCTGATCAGACCGAGTACGAGAAATATTTCTCCGGACAGATTGGTGATTCCGCGCTCGGCCAGCACCTTGGCGATCGGATCAATCTCATTGATGGGCCGGCTGATCTGCCCGGTTCGGTAAATAACCGAATTCAGGTGGTGTCGGGGGAGGTCGATGCAATCTCGGAAAAGGTCGACGGCGTATTCGCGCAGGTTAACCCGCCATTGGCGGGTGCTACCGAAGGATTCGCGGGCTCTACTGAAGCCTTTGTCGGCGTTTGGTCATTGCAGTCCGCGGTGATCGAAGGCGACGTGGCTACCGGCAAGCGTGTCGATACCGTCCAAGTCGAGATGGGCAAAAACAGCGCCGTCATTCAGCAGGTCAGCCAGGCGCAGGTCGCCGCAGATGGAAAGGCCTCGGCCATGTGGTCTGTGAAGATGCAGATCGATTCAAACGGGCGATACGTTGCAGCCGGCATTGGTCTGGGTATCGAAAACGGGCCGGCTGGATTACAGAGCCAGTTCCTCGTAAGCGCTGATCGGTTCGCCGTCGTAAATGGGTTGGGCGGAAGTCCAACAGCTCCGTTCGTGGTGCAGAACGGGCAGACGTTCATGAGCTCCGCGTTCATTGCAGACGGCAGCATCACGATGCTGAAGATCGGGCAAGCGTTGCAGTCGGACAACTACATACCCGGCGTGCAAGGTTGGCGCCTTGATAAGGCCGGCAACCTTGAGTTCAACGGTCCTGCGCCGGGCGGAGGGCGCCTGACGATGACGAACAGGGCGATCAAGGTCTTCGATCAAAACGGTGTTAAACGAGTCCAGTTGGGAGATTTAACCGCATGAGCTTCGGGATAAATGTCTGGAGCGCAAGTGGTGCACTCACTCTGGATATGGGGGACTTCACATTACAAAAGCTTGCGGTCATGGTTTTACCAGCCAATCCGTCCGGGGGGACTGCTAGGCCCGCGCCGCGAAGCGATTACATCTTGATGGATGTGATCGGATATAACCCAGCTACTTGTTTTGTGACGATAACACCCCGTTATTATAGTACGGGGGTATCGTTCGGCAGGTCTGTGATTCCAACTTATAAGGATCTGGGCGGAACACAGATTGCAATAATTCCGTACGCTAATTACAGGTCGCCGAACGGCACTGGTGGATGGATAGAGCGGTGGGTGGAAAGCACTGTGGAATGCGTGATTGAAGTAGTCAGGGTGATTTGATGGCGGATTTTGGATTGTCTGTTGCCAATGATTATGGCTCCATCATAATTTCGAGCGACTATAAAATAATGGTGTTTTCAGAAAGAGGGACTTTCAATATTACCTCTCAGTACACAGATGTGGAGGGCCATGGTTCTGTCATGTTCAATAAGCCTATTAGAACTCAGGAGCCACCTCAGGTGTTCGTGCGGTTTGTCTCGGGCGTGCATAACGATCTTGCCATCTACACAGGCCTTTTCGGTGGCCCAGGCAATTGGACCGGTTTCCTGGTGGTGTCGGCCGTCAGGGGAAATCCCAACCTACAAAACTATACACTTGAGTACGTCTCATGCATGTATTCAAACCTGAAAAGTACGTCTGACTATGGCTTGGAGCTGTGTGACTACCAAGGGAACACCATCTATACGTCTAGCGATAACGTCGTTAGGTTCAGTAAGTTCAGTAAAAATTGGACGCTCACACAAGGTAATTTTGTTGATTACTATGACAGCGGACTCACCATTGATGCGGATGATTTTATATCAATTTCATGCATTGATAGGGGGGTGAGCTGGTTCACAGGTCATGCTCAGTATGCAGGCTTAACTTTACTGTCGGGCGGCGTAAGGATGCTGAGGATAATCAATAATATCGTTGCCGGTAATTGGTACTATCAGGGTACAAATAATACGTGTCTGGCTATACCGGTTTGTAAGTTTCCGGCGTCTAGGTATTTAAATGCTTAAAGTTTCGAAGCTACTTGCCACAAGACCTTTCCCCTCGCTGTAATGATTTGATGGCAAGACGACCCGGAAAGCCGGGTTTTTTATTGACCGAAATTAGAGTGACCACATGAGTAAGCAAACTATAAACCTCGGGACGGCCCCTACAGGTGTAGGCGGCGATACACCGCGCAGTGCCTTCACAAAAACGCAAAGCAACATCGACGAGATATACGCCTCGCTTGGTGCGAGCGGTAATCCTCTCACTCTTCCGGCAGCCTTGCCGGTGGCGCAGGGCGGTACCGGCGGAACCACGCAAGTCGCGGCGCGCGCAGGCCTTGGCCTAACATTGACCACGTCCACTGCCGACCCAACCATAGGGCGAGTGTTGAAGGTCGGAGATTTTGGGTGGGGCGGCCCATCCCTCGCCGAATCAACTTGGAATAATGTCAACACCACTGGGTTTAGCAATCAGCCACAAGCCATAGGTGGGCCTATCACCGGATCGAGCGGGTGGTACGCGAACGGAATAAATATCCTTTACGGATCTGATATCAGGATCAAAACACAGATCGCGATCCAGGTGAACGGCCCAGGCTTCGCGACCCGAAATCTCCAAATGGATTTGAGCTCAGCGACGCCATGGGTGTATTTCTGGAACACCGGGAACACCACCGTTGACGGGAGCGGCTTCATTAAAAAGGCTTCGCCCATTGTCCGCATCAGCGATCCTTCGAACACAACGCGAGATGATCTGCTAGACGGTTTCACTGTCGCCGGATACGGCGCAGTCAATGACGAGGCAAGGGGTGTAGTGGTTGAGCGTCTTGAGCTTGGCCGATATCGGATTTCCGGGGGCCTTGGTCTTGCCGTCGATGGCTGGCAGGTTAACTCACCGTCTGACCGGAACGGTGGCAAGTTGCTGGGGCTGGCCGCCGGTGAAAATCAGCCTGATGGCTCGATCATTGTTGAGTTTCGGAGGGTCAAGTACAGGCTGACCGATGATGGTGACCTGGAACAGATTCCGGGCCCGCTGATTGAAGCACCTCTGGATAACTGGATCGATGTCAGGCTCGAAATGCCGCTGGCGGAACAGTATGTACCACCCCAATAATCTGGAGAATCAGACGCAGTCAGCTTTTTCGCGCCTGCATAGCGGTGATCTGCTTTTACATCTGTGCCCGTGCGTTTTTTCTGACACGAAAAAATGCCCATGGAGCGGTACTTCCTGCACCGTCCGTTCGGACGGTGCAGAATGCATCTAGATATCTCTTTTCTTTAGATAGACATATTTAATGTTGAGTTGGGGCTATTGCAAATAAATAAGGCTCTAAGCCTTGCATGGATAATTATCCGAAGACCTAGAAATGGAATATCACTCCGTGATAGGCGCCCGGCGAATTGTGATAGACGTCCTTGGAAACAAAGTAGTCAGCATATTTTGCCCCAAGACCGAGCCCCATTTTCTTCATACCCTCGATGCTAAAGTGTGTTATGTGTACGTCATTGTCAGCAAAAACATCTGCTCGATGTTTTTCTATGTCGATGCTGGCGGTTTTTAAGAACTTCCATTGATTTCTTTCAACAAAAGGAACGCTTAAATAAATTGCACCGTCAGGGTTCAAATGGCGTTTCATGACTTTGAACAGTGATCGTGGATCCTCCAAATGTTCGAATACCTGAAGTGATACGATTAAGTCGTACTTTTGCTGATGGTCATCATCAAAGTACCCGAGTGTACTGTTTACTTTCAATTCTTCTTTAGCAAATTTGTGGCAGTTCTCATTCAACTCAAATCCATCAGCCTCAACGCCATAGTCGCCAAAGCCTTTAAGGAAAAGTCCGACACCATGCCCTATCTCCAAAACGCTTTTCGTTCCGGGTAGTCTGGTGATTAATTCGAGTGCCAATTGATTCTGAAGTGCTGCATGGTTTTCCCTGTCCTGGAAGAGGAACTGAAAGTCATTAGCCTTTTGATGGCTGTCTTCTCTATAACCTGAAGTGTGGAAGAAGCTTTGGCAGTCCATGCAAAACCATTGAGGGTAAAGTTGTTTAGTCCTGTTGCCTAAGATATTTTGCACGAATAGTGTATAGCTGGAGTTGCATATTCGACATGCTGGGCTTCTTTCCATGATCAGCTCCGTACTTGTTGTTTAATTGATCTAATAATTATTATTCAATTCTAAGCTCATGTTGGTGCCGACTCATTCAAGCTCCAATGGCGATAGAGAGTACCCGCCAACTGATTGGCAGGGGCTGCATCTTCCCCTAGGCCTTGTTTTAGATCCCACCTGCCTTTATCGATGCCGAGCTAGCTATGTGGAGAGCTGGTTAAGTAAAGCAGAAATCAAACCATGCGTGATGCGTTTCACACATATCTCCATTCGCGGAGTCAAAAGGTTAGTCGCTGAACCCCGCTTAGAGTGGATTTTTTTTCTTGGAGAAAGCAATGCCCATCACTCAACAGCAGTTGCTGCAGATCCTCCCGAACGCCCGCACCCAAGCGGGCGTTTTTGTTTCCGCGCTCAACACGGCCATGCAGCATTACCAGATTGTCGGCCCGAAACGCGCCCCGGCGTTCATCGCCCAAATTGGCCATGAGTCTGGACAGTTGCGCTATGTCCGTGAGATCTGGGGGCCGACCGCTGCTCAGCGCGGGTACGAGGGCCGCGAAGACCTGGGCAACACGGTGTCGGGCGACGGACGGAAGTATTGCGGGCGCGGCCTTATCCAGATCACTGGCCGCGCCAATTACACCAAGTGCGGCGAGGCGCTGGGCCTCGACCTGATCACCCATCCCGAACTGCTCGAGCTTCCTCAGCACGCTGCCATGTCGGCAGCATGGTTCTGGAAACAGAACGGGTTAAACGACCTGGCCGATCGGGACCAATTCAACACCATCACCCGGCGCATCAACGGCGGGCTGAACGGCCTGGCGGATCGGCTGGCGCTGTGGGAGAAGGCGCGGGCGGTGCTGATGTGACCGTGCCGTGGCGGTTGATTGGCGTGCTGGCGCTGATGCTCGTCGGATTCGGCAGCGCCTGGCAGTTTCAGGATTGGCGTTACAGTCGGCAGCTTGCCGAACAGGCAAAGCTGTATGCCGAAACCCTCAACCAACTGACCCAGGCCGCCGCGACCGCGCAGCAGGCCGAGCAAAATAAGCGGTTGGCGCTCGAGCAGCGGTTGTCGGCCAACGAGCAAACCCACTTCAGGAAAATGACTGATGCCCAACGTGACCAAGATCGCCTGCGCGATCGCCTTGCTACTGCTGATGTGCGGCTGTCAGTCCTCCTCGACGCAACCGACGTTGCCAAAGGCTGCGGCTTGCCAGCCACCTCCGGCGCCGGCGGCGTGGATCATGCAGCCGTACGCGCCCGACTTGACCCGGCGCATGCTCAACGAATTATCGCCATCACCGACACCGGCGACCGTGGATTGATTGCGCTACAGGCGTGCCAGAATTACGTGCGGTCGGTTTCGCGCTGATGGGGGAATGGGTCTTTGAACGGGCTGTCTCCATTAAGGATCCGTATCTGAGTAGCCAGCTCGCTAACGTGTCTAGTCTTAGCCATCAGCTCCCAATTGCTTTTGGTCTCTATGTCGGTAGCGCGCCTGCTGGCATCTGCCGCTTCAGACTTCGCAACGCTCAATTGAGAGCGGAGGGTTTTGCACTCGGCCGAAGCCGCAGCGTGCATCTCAACCAGCTTGAATATCCGCTCCCTGGACTGTTGCAGCTGAAGGTTCAGTTCCTCGAACTCATTTTCGTAGAGGGCCAGCTGGTGCCGGCAAGTTTCGAGCGGCGTCGGGCTGCCGAGCCAGTCGTCGGTGTCTTCAATTCCGTAGCGGTCCATCATTGCGCCTTGCTGATACTGTTTGGATATACAGTAATCGAGGCGCGTAGATTGAGCGAGGGTCTGGCGACGGACTGTAAGGATTAACGCCACACGGTCGACCGGTCTTCTTGATGAAGCCGGGGCGGCTACAGAGTCAATGGACAGCAGAGGACCGGGGGGCCGAAGCGCCCTCAAATTTGGAAATTTCTTTCACCCAGAAGCGGCGATATTTGGTCTGATCTGGAGGCAACGGATTTTGATTTGGCCAAAAGTTTTCAGCTTTTAACCCGGCACGGTAAGCCTCCCACTCTTTTTCCTGCGCTACGTCCTGAGCTTTTTTCTCGTCATCGAACCAGCCAAGTACATAAACCTCGCCCTGATCCATACCGTGCTCGATTAGAAGATAGATCTCTTTCATACGCTTGAACCTGCTACCACCAATTTGAAAAATCCCCAGCCGGGGGCACTATCCTGCCTATCGGCGATGTTTTTCATTTATTGAGCTTTATCGATGAGCGTCGTGAAGTCAATTTTGATGGTGAGCTGCTCGACTCGGCGAGATGCTCACTACGGCGTCATCATGACGGCGAGCGTCATCTTGATGAACTCCTCGTTTCGGTCGATCGCTTCCAGGGCGCCGCGCACGTTTTCAGCAACGTCGGTCGCGCCGCGTTGTTCGACCCAATTGGACAGCTCCATGATGGCCGCTTCCAAGGCGAGCTGGTTTTCGTTGATCTTGAACAGCAGGGAAGGGAGTAGGTCTGAATTTGGCATGTGCTTTCCTCCGTGGATCAAGGAAGCGTAGCACCGCATTTAAAGGATATTGACGGTTGGCAGAACGCCGGGGGAGGGAGGCTACTTTAGGAATTTACAACGCTAAGTTATTGATTCTTATAGGGTGATATCGCTGTTTTGTACCCCTAGAAAATCTGGAGCTTTTCCTTATGTATCAGTGGCTTGCGTAGGTTTCTGGGTCACCGTTACATGGTGGCGTCTCAAAGAAACTCCGGCTCCCGGGAACCTGGGCGCCGGAGGAACTGCGACTATTTATGGTTACTTGCCTTTAGGTGCAGCGTTGCCACGGCCGCCTCCAGACGGCTTTCCGGTTGTACTCGGGAGGTTCGCAACTGCTGGAGCTTTCGAGCCGCCAGATTTTCCAGCTGAACTTGGACCTGCTTTTCCGCCACCTGATTTTGACATGACCATCTCCTTGGTAATGCAAGTTAGAGTTGCAATTCCCACGATAGATGCTTTTTTGGAAGGTGCGAGGAGGGGGCGATGGCGTGCATCCGGTGTTGCGCAAAACCTCCTCTGGAGGCCGCGTGTTTCCGTTTGCATAAGCACAAAAAAGAGCATGTTTTGCCACGACCAGAAAGGGCTGTTATCGTTATAAAACAAGTGCTTAGGTCGCTATGCTCCCCAGCATGGGGTGCTAGGGGTCGAGTGTTCGAATCACTCCGTCCCGACCATATAATTCAATGACTTAGCCCAATCTGAAAAGATTGGGCTTTTTCATGCGCAGTGATTTTTGCTCTCTATAGAAGAGCATTTCCCGTCAGCTTCTTTCACTCGCCGTTTTCTGCGCCGAATCGATGCAAAGCGAATAAAAAGTTTGCTGAAAGTCAGCCACCACCTTCTCCTGCTTCCTCGCGTCCGACTCCCTAGGCATGTCGTAGGCCTGCCCGATCAAGGCTTTGTACAAACTACCCACATACTCGCTCTCCTTTCCTGCGTTGTCGGCCAGTTCCAGGACGGAGGAGAGGGGCACGCCTCC